GACTCGCGTGGACACGGCACCTGGCGAATGGGTCGCCCTCGTTCCGAATGAGGACAACAGCGCCTTCGGCGGCACGCTTTGGAAGCGTGGCGAGGATGGCAATGACTACAGCGAAGGCTGCACGGCTGGGCATCCTGTCAGCGCCGCGAAGGGCTTTGAGGACGCGGCTCGTGCCGTTGCCGTGATCGTAAAGCAGGAGAACCCATCGTGAAGATGCGGATCAAGTCGCAGCTCTACTCTGACGCTGAGGCGCAGCGCAAGGTTGGGGCAATCCTTGACGACTGCGGCCCGAGCAGCGCGGCTGCGGCGGTCGCTTATGTCAACGGCTACGCGCCTGACCTTCAGGCATCCGATGGCGTGGCAGCGAAGGCACGCGCCACCGACTTCGTGGAGAAGCAGGGCGTGAGCGACAACGGCTCCAGCCTTCCTGAGTTGATGAAGACCGTGCGCGAGCTAGGGGGCAAGGCACGCCCAGCCGACACCTTCGCCGAGGCGGTGGAGGCGGCTAAGGCGGGCGCCGCCCTGATCGTCTGGGTGCAGGCACCGATCGGCTACCCAGCACAGGCGCTCTCAAAGTGGCACCGCAACTGGGCGTCGTATTGGCAAAAGAAAGATCCAAAGGTGATCGCCGCTGGCTATGGGCATATGACCTCGGCATCCTACGACGCCGACGCCAAGACCTTGCAGTTCGCCGACCCTACCTTTGACGAGAAGAATCCGAAGGAGCAGTTCGCCGTGGCAATCACGGAGGCTGACCTCAAGGCCATCGCATCGGGCAAGCCAGGCTCGCCCGCATCACACATCGTCATCGTGACGAAGAAGGAGAACCTATGAGCAAGTTCAGCGCATTCCTCGCAACGACCTCGGTAGACGAGGCGATCGTTGACTTCCTCCGCACCGGCTTGAGCACGGCAATCGCCGTGAGCCTCGGCTTGGGCATCCCGTTGATGGACATCTCTGGCGGCGACTTCCGCACGGTGCTCAGCGCCGCGCTCGCCGCTGGGCTTCAGGTCTTGCAGACCTACCTAGATCCGTCCAACGACCGCTACGGTCTCAAGACAAAGCCTAAGAAGTAGTGCCAGACATTTGGCATAGGTAGGGCTGTATGTTGGTGATCGCGGCACAAGCCGCTCGTGGAAGGAGGCAATCACCGTGTCTAAACTCGCGGCTGCGCTTGAAGCAGTCTCAGCAACGAAGAAGGGGCCGCAGTGCGGGGTCTCTGCACTTCTCGCCCGTGTGGATCAAGAAGAGCGAAAGGCGCTGGTGGCAGCGCTTGCAGATCCGACACGCAACCGGCGCATCCTGTCCGAAGCGATCAGGAACGCCTACAAGGTAGAGATCGCTCAGGAGACGCTGGCGCGCCATATGCGCGGTCACTGTAAGTGCCCACGATGAGCGACCTAGAGAAAGCCCTCGCGGAAACGCAGGCATATGAGGAGTTGCGAGCGGCGCACAACCGTGCGCTGCGTGCGCTCTCTAAGCGCGACAACGATCAGGCTGAACTCGTGGATGCGGTCTACCGCGCCGCGAAGGATGCCGCACTCGGGATGAAGATCCCTTCGGTGCCAGCACCGAAGCCATCAGGCAAGAAGGGCGCACCAGAGACGCTGACGATCCTGCTCGGCGACTGGCAGCTCGGCAAGAACTCCGAGACCTACAACATCGAGGTGGCGAAGCAGCGCATTGACCTGCTCGCCCAAAAAGTTGCGCGGCTGATTGAGTTGCACGGCGTGCCGGTCAACGAGATCCAATGCGCGCTGCTCGGCGACTTCGTTGAGTCCGACGGCAACATCTTCCCAAGCCAAGCCTACGAAGTTGAGCAGGGCGGCCTGTATGTCCAGATCTTTGAGGGCGCATCTATGCTCGCTCAGTTCGTGCGCGCGATGGCTTCGCTCGCGCCGAAGGTCACCGTTCGCGGTGCCATCGGCAATCACGGTCGGCTTGGACGCTTCGGCGATCACAGCAACGAGAGCAATGCCGATGCGATCCTGTACCGCGTGGCGAAGGATCTCGTGAAGGCAGAGAAGCGCATTGACTGGAAAGAATCGCTCACGATGGGCGGTCGGCACTGGTACGACACGCTGGATCTGCCAGGCGGCAAGACGGCGATGATCGTCCACGGCGATCAGTTCAGAGGCGGCGCATTCGGTCTGCCGTACTACGCCATCGCGAAGCGCGCGCAGGGATGGAACCTGAGCGTGCAACCATTTGACTTCCTGCTCTACGGGCACTGGCACACGCCAGCGCGACTCGTCTTGAGCGACGGAGCACACACGGTCTGGGGCAACGCCAGCATCGAGTCGTCCAATCGCTATGCACAGGAGTGGCTCGCTGCATCTGGCACGCCAGCTCAGTGGGCGATCTTCTTCGGCAAGGATGGCCCGACGGCTGAGTATCTGGTGCGGCTTGATGGTCACGGTCGCAAAGCGCCGTGATCCGCAGACCTGCGATGTCTGCGAGGAGTCATCTGAAAGGGTCTACGCCTTCGGCGCGCTGATCCTCGGCATTGACCTTCGCACCGGCGATCAGATCGTCAACGAACACCGCATCTGTTCTGGCTGCCTTGAAGTCTTGGTTGACCTCGTGCTCCACGATCAGATCCCTCCCGATTGACTACGCCTCTGCCTTCGGGCAGGGGTCTAGGGCTGGAGGTGGCTGGGCGCGAGCCTCCCGCTGCCTGACCTCCTCCAGCCCGCCACACCCTATTTCGTGCGTGAAATGGGGTGTTGACAGGGGGATTGGTACGGGCGTACGCTTACCCCACGAGGAGGGAAGACAGCCCTCCCGAAGATCTAGGAGGTAGCAAAGTGAAGGCAATGATTCTGGACTCACTCGCCGTCGCATCGTTCATCGCAGCAATGGTGCTGCTCTTGGCGGTGGGGTCAATGCGATGAACGACAAACTGAATCTTGACGATCTGTTCGTCGTCATCGGACAGGATGACGAAGTGAACGCGAAGGTGAAGAAGGCACTCGTCGCAAAGATTGCAGACGAATGGGAAGGGCCTTACAAGCCCAAGCCCGCGAAGCGCCGTAAGGCGAAGAAGGAGGCAAAGTGAAACTCAACCGCAGAACCCAGCCGCTCGTCTACACGCGAGTGGCGATGAAGCCAAAGACCGAAGTGCAGCGCGATCGTGAGAAGCAGGATGCGCTCCTGCGCGATGCCGTGCTGCTCGCGTATGGCTTTGGATTTCTAATCTTCCTGTTCTTGGTCATCCGCTAATGCCGGTTTACGAATACCGCTGCGGCGATTGCGGGGCGCGTGAGGAGCATACGCACTCAATCAAGGAGATCTACAACCCGCGCTGCGCGAAGTGTGGGCGATGGATGCGGATGGTCTACACGCCAGCCGCGACGGTGTTCTTGGGCGACGGCTGGGCAAAGAAGGATCGAGCAAAGAAGGAGGCAAAGTGAGCAAGCAATACGAGTTCGTCAAGGCAGAGCAGCGCAGTCCTGAGTGGTTCGCACTTCGGGCTGACGGCATCACGGCGACCGACGTCTCGGTCATCGCGGGGCTAAATCCATACAAGACGCCATACCAGCTCTGGGCTGAGAAGTTGGGCAAATACACGCCAGACCCAGTGGGACCTGCCGCCGTTCGCGGCATCCTTCTGGAGAACGCAGTGGCTGAGTTCTACGAGATGGAGACAGGGCGTGAGCTGCGACGAAGCAACGGCATCGTGCGGCTCAAGGACATCCCGTGGGTGATGGCATCGCTGGATCGCACCATCGTCGGCGAGGAGGGGCTGGTTGAGATCAAGACGAGCACCTCGCCGCGCTGGAGCCTGTACCCCGTGCCGCCCGAGGTAGAAGCCCAAGTGCAGTGGCAGATGTTCGTGACGGGCGCACCGTGGGTGGATGTGGCAGCCCTCTTGGGCGGCCTCGTCTTCCGCATTGAGCGCGTGGTTGAGGACTTTGAGTTCCAGACGCGGCTCTACCAGAAGGCAATCGCCTTCAGGGATTGCGTGATGAACGGCACGCCACCGGCGCTGCAAGGCGAGGACTCGGACGCGCTGGCTGCGGTCATCCCGTGGTCAGGCACCGATGAGTTCGCGCAGGCGAACGATGGCATCGAGCGCGTAGCTGCGCTCTACGCCGAGAAGCAATACGAGTCCAAGTTGCTGGATCAGGAGTTGCAGAATCTCGCGATCTCACTCAAGGAGGCGATTGGCGAGAAGGCAGGCGTCTACGGCGAGGGCTGGCAGGCGACTTGGAAGCAGAACAAGCCGACCGTCAAGACGGATTGGGAGGCGGTGGCAGAGGTCGCAAAGGCGGTCTCGCCGGACACCTACGAGTTGGCGCTCAAGACGCACACCGTAGAAAAGCCTGGGGCACGGGTCTTCAGGTTCAAGACAGAGGAGGTGGACAAGTGAGCAAGCGGGCTCGGCTCACGCCAGAGGAGCGCAAAGCGCGGAAGAATGCGTATTTTCGTGAATACTATGCGCGCCCTGAGGTCAAGGCGCGGATCAACGCGCGGGTCAAGGCTTATAAGGTCAAGGTTGGATACAACGCGCGCCCTGAGGTCAAGGAGCAGAAAAGATTGCAGCAGGCTGAACTTCGCGCCCGCCCAGGGGTCAAGGCCAGATTGAATGTACAAATCCGTGAATACCGCAGACGACCAGAAATCAAGGCGCGGGACCGTGAAAAGCGCGCTCAAGTAGAGTCCAAAGCACGGGCTAGGGCTTGGAAATACGGGCTAACCGTAGAGGCTGTTGAGGCATTGTTCGCGGCTGGCTGTGCAGCGGCAATCATCGGTGATTCTGGGCGCTGCAGCGCGAGCCTCGCGATTGATCACGATCATTCGTGCTGTGCTGGTGACCGCAGTTGTGGAAGAT